TTTTTTGGATATAGAGAAAAGAAGCTCATATTCAATAAAAAGAAGCTCATTCTTCATTTGGCATCGATGATGAATTACTGTGATTATCTCACAAAATCATTGAACAAATCGATAAACCATATAAAAATTGCGTCTATCCCAGAGAAGAATCGGGGAGGATACGATTTTGTAAAAGATATTGATGGTGATATCACTTTTTACAACCCAGTCGACCATTTCCTATTAAATCAAATTGAGACGCACTGTAAGAAAAATAAGAGGGCATTTGAGGTCGTGGAAACCCCAAATTTTATTACATCAGATGCCGAATTACGCGAATATTATACGTCAGTAAAAAAGATGAAAAAACCTTTTTTTCAAACGAGCTTCTATAAGTGGCAGAGGAACCGCCTACATATTCTACCGGACAGTAAATTATCGTATGATGGGGAAAATCGCAAACCGATTCCGAAAGGGACAAAGATTCCTGAGGTTGTTTTCCCCAAGGAGACGGACTATATTAAAAGGGCGGTTGCGATAGTTGAGAAGGAATTCCCGCGTAATTATGGGACATGTTCCGGCTTTTGGTGTCCCATTACATTCGCCGATGCTAAAAAGTGGTTGGACACCTTTATAAATGAGCGATTGAAGAATTTTGGGACCTATGAGGACGCCATTGTGGAGCCGGACCCCAAATACAAAAATGCTTTCCTTTTTCACTCGGGTATAAGCTCATCGCTGAATATTGGGCTACTCGACCCGAAATATGTTGTCCAGAGGATTTTAGAAAAAGGTAAGGGGGTCGCCATTAATAATATAGAGGGGTTTATCAGGCAGGTCATCGGTTGGCGTGAGTTTAGTCGCTATACTTACATTCATATCTATAAAGAAATGACAACAACGAACTATTTCAAGGCGGAAAACAGGTTGAACAGGCGCTTTTATGATGGGACCGTCGGTTTATCTATATTGGACGCAACGATTAAAAAGGCGTTCGATACTGGATATCTCCATCATATCGAGAGGCTTATGATTATTGGAAATTTGATGAATTTGATGGAGATACATCCGGACGATATTTATGCTTGGTTCATGGAATTTGCGGTTGATTCATATGATTGGGTCATGATAAATAATGTCTATTCAATGGCCCTGTATTCTGATGGGGGGCTAACAACTACGAAAGCGTATATTTCTTCATCAAATTACGAGATGGTTCGGAAGAGCAATTATAAAAAGGGGGAATGGTGCGATATATGGGATTCGCTTTATTGGTGTTTCATTGAGAAACACGCGTCCAAAATGAAGAAGATGGGTCGTTTTGGAGGGATACAGGTTTCTTTTTTTGAAAGAAAGAAAGCCGATGATGTTAGAAAAATAAAGGAGACTTATAAAAAATTTATAGCGGACGTTTTTCATTTATAACATAATTATTTTTTATCCTAAAATAGCGAAGTAGTTTTTACTCCAAACAGCTCAAAACAGATGCGCCGGACCATTTTCGATTTCTTTTGTAAAGGTGGATGTAATTGAGAAATTCCGCGATTGAAGTTGAAGTCATGTTTCCGCGTTTAATTTCGTGGACATTGCTATCTTCATCTTTGTAATTGTAAATCTTGTGTCTCGGATTTTTCGTTATTTTGATGAGAAGTTTCTCAATCTCATCACAAGTCCCTCCGTAATACATCAAATTTACTAATCGAATAGTATCCACTTCTTCATCGTGTTGAACCACTTTTGTGATTCTTCCCTCTCGGTCTCGAACATACATCCGCCCAAATTTGGGGATGGATGGCTTGTAAATTCCATTCTTTTTTCTGAAAGCAATCGACGACTTGATGCGACGACATATTGTTTTCCTCTCATCTTCCGCATCAATAATCCCACAGACAATCTTCTTGAAATGTAGTGGGATAGATGAAACTAATTCTTCATTAACAATGTGAATTGTATTACGATTCACATTACAGCAATTGATGAAATGCGAGCAAAAACCTTGGAAGTCGCGTGTAATGCGGTCTGTATGTGAAAAAATGAAATGAGTGTCCTTGTTTTCAAGTAGAGCATTCATAAGACGGGTTTGTTTTATGATATCCTTTCCAGAACGCGTTTCCCTGATAACAGATACCACATTGAAACCATTATCCTTCGCATATTTTCTTGCCTTTTGAACTTGGTCATCAAGACTGTGCTTCATTTTGTCGCTCTCACGAGCGTAAATAACTGCTCCACTTCCGACTGACATTTTCAAAGAAGATAATCTGCTTAAAATATCATCTTCTGATTTTCTTGAAGTTTGTTTTTTGATTGATACTTTGACCATTTTAGATATGTTATATATTTAATTTTTATAATTTTAAAAATTCAATTTTTCCTTGGTATTTCACTTGGAGTATTCATCATATGCGATTTTTACAATAAATAAAATATATGTGAGTGAAACAATTGAAACACGAACCATATCTTCATTCGCAAACAATTCAGATATCAGATCATTTTCATCTTCCTTGATATATTTTGAATTGACTCCATTTTGCGAAATCCATTGGATTGTCCGCATAGTTCCAGCGTAAGCTGAACCACTATCAGATAATGTAGCATATTTGTCTAATTTTCGATAAGGAGACTCGATGTCAGAATCAAACATGAACCCATTTTTAGGATCATATTGTGCGAGGTCTTCCCATATGCGCTCTACTGGAACATTTCTCTCTTCTGCGATTGCTTCAACTCCTTCATATACCTCTTTGACCATCAATCCAGTGTATGAAATCTTGCGATTCCACCTTAAACCAAATCTATGAGCCCATGTTTGTGGTTCATTTGGATATAATTCCGCCCACATTATCAGGTTGCTTCGTGGAAAATTTAGCGGTTTTCCTCCATTTACGAGTTCTTCTTGTCTTCTAAGTCCTGTTAGGCTCATTTTTATATATCATATAAATGTGCAAATAATTTTAAATCAATTTTTATATATAATGGCGCAAATACATTCTGTATGCTCGATTTAGTTCCTTATCAGTCTTACTATTATACAAATAGTGGGCCTGATATCTTTTTAGTAAAACCTCTATTATCTCAGTGCGAAATCGATGAATTTTATCATACCAGTCTCTTTCATCAACTGTTTCATCATAGTGGCCATTATCGATATCCATAACAATATCTACCAACTGGTCCGTTTTGAGATCGGATGCCCGTCTGAAATAATAATTTGACATATTATATTTATAATAAGTGCTCGTTTTTTTAAGTTAAAAAATAGTCGTTATAGTAATATATGTCAGAATCGGAATCATCTTACAAAGTCTTATCTTTCGACGTCGGTATAAAGAATCTCGCCTACTGTAAAATCGAATTCTCAAAAGAGACGAAAACAATCATTCGAATAGAGGAGTGGGAACTCATCAATTTGAAGTCGGACCCTTGGATTCCAGATCACAATGAGAAGCGCTGTATGGCCGAAGTCCGAAGTGGCGCTGTTTGCGGAAATTGCTCGAACTCGTGGATAATAAAAGACGGTGCCAGAAAAGAGCTCTGTCGTATTCATTCTAAGAATTGTGATAAGACAACCGCAGAATATTTCCCGTATGAGTTGCGCGATTTGAATTGTGCCTGCGGTGAGAAATCCCGAAAATTCCATACGAAAATAAGTGAATCAATGATTCGTATATTCGGCTATTGTAATAAATGTGCGAAGAAGACGACCGAGCAACTGACAAAAATATGCGATTATATGAAGAGCGATGACACGAAGTTATATACGAACCTGTATGATGGCCTGAATGCGATTAAGATTGAGGATGTGAATGAGGTCGTCATTGAGAACCAACCGGCCTTGAAGAACCCGCGAATGAAATCTATCCAGATGTTCATTTATAGCTTTTTCTTTATCGGGGGTAAAAATGGGCGTTTATGTGATTTGAATCAGGTCGCCTTCTTCTCCGCCACGAAAAAGCTCAATCCGACGAGAATCGTAGAAGATATTTTGAAGAAGAATAAGAAGATTACGAATGAAGAACCGGTTTCTGATCAAAAAGAGGAACCACTGTCCGAATATAAAGCATATAAAAAGAGAAAGAATGATTCTATTTTTATTGTGAGTTGCGTATTAGATGAGATGGATGAATGGAAGCGGTTCTTTTTGTCTCATCCGAAGAAGGATGATTTAGCGGACTCATTGCTCCAAGGAATCGCCCAATATTGTAAGCAGTAGGTGAAGTGTTTAATTCTTTATTTTACTTTTTGAGCTTATTCCCCAACCAACCATCTTCTTGATTCTTTCGATTTCTTCCATATCTTCTTCTGGAAGCATCATTTCTCCATCAAGAATTCTTTTGAGGCCCCTTTTCGTAATTTTCTTCTCGCTTAACCACTGGCTACCGAGAATAATCGCTAATTTTGCGTCCTCTTCCGCCTTTTTGCGGGTGTTCGACTCCATATAATCGAATTGGTCGGCCCATCCCTCAAATTTCTCACGGATAACATCATCGATATTGATTTCATCGGAGTTGTATAAATCGCATAACTGGTCGTATTTTTCGATGGCGAATTTCTCAACAAAGCTCTCAAAATCCAGCATCTTCCAGTTATTTTTACCTTTTAGCGTTTTAATAATGTTCTCTTTGATATTTACAACATTGTGATTTTCTGGGTGTTCCTCGTGGTAATGAACCATTTTAATAAATTCAGGGAGACACGTCGAAGGATGGCTTATTAGCTTCTCAATTTGGTTCGGTGTTATATAATTGAGATTTTCGTGGCCGTATGCGTTAATTTGTATATTTTGCTGATGGACACTTTGGTCCAAATGTTGATTAATTTGATAACTGTATGTATTCCCTATTTTTTTTGTAAGTTCAAGGACCTGATTCTCCAAATGGGAAATTCTCTCTTTATAGAGGGCCTCTTTTTGTTCAATGACTTCATTCTTTTTTGATAAAACACTACATTTCTTGATATGTTTATTGAGGTTGAATTTAGTGGAATACGTCTTTTTACAGTGTTCACATTCGAGTAGATTTACTCTGGTTGTTTCATCCTCATTTGGATCATTGTCTTCTTCTTTATACACACAATTGTGCTTACTTGTAATATGTCTGTCGTAATTGAATTTACGGTCGAACGTTTTTTTACATATTGAACATTTAAACATTATTATAATATTAGAATGTTTTTTTTATATCTTTGCGCATTTGCTCCTAAATTCTTACTCATTCCAACTACCATGATAATTTTAGAATATGAGCAACTACGCAAAATATGATGGTTGGGATGAAAAAACAAATATTTTTTTATGGTAGTATGGAATATTTT